TATACAACTGTAACAAGAGGAACAGCATCATCTGCAGGTGAAGGATTCACAGCAGAAGAGCAAACACAGTTCCTTGCTGACTTCCTCGTAGAGAACTTCCCAGAAGCCTCCTGGAATGTTGATGATATTGGTGGAACAGCAAAGACCATCTACGATACCTTTAAGGCATATCACGTAGGTAACTATGATGCTGCTCCAGACTTTGCAACCTTGTCTCCTATCATTAAGAACATGATGTCTACTCCAGACGAGAAAGTACAAAACGAAATTTACAGTCAGTATATCTCAGGTATCCAAGAGAAGGCATCTAGTAAATTTATGGCCCTCAAGAATGTAATTAAGCCTGGAGAAACAGCAAACAAGTATGTTGCTCCTTTGTTGGAGGATTTAACTAACCAACTAGAGACAAATATTGATGTTAAAGATAGCCTTGCAATTCAAATGCTTAACTATAAAGACGACAAAGGCGAGTACAGAATGCCAAATGAGTTTGAGAAGCGCCAGTTAATTATGAATGATAAGCGCTACGACGGCACATCGGCTGCAATTAATACAGCAGTCAACATGGCTCAATCACTAAAGAATGCGCTGGGGTAATCATGGCAGTAGAAAAACCTAAGAATCCTATTGCAGCGTCTATACCAGTTGCTGGTGTGGTGAGCACCCCTAAGGCTGCTACACCTAAACCAACTTCATCTGCACCCAAAATGCCTGCAACAATGACTCCACCAAAAGAGCAAACCGCAGAAGAAAAGTTGCTTCCTAAACTCAACACTCTTCTAGAAAGCATGAAACAGAATCTTACTGATCTATATGTCTCACAGGGTCTTAATGCTGATGGAACAAAGAAGGTTGTTACAACAACTCAGAAGTTTCAAGCAGCCCGTGCTGCAGAACTAGGACTTACTGCAGAAGAAGCCGCAGGCAATCCTATATTTAACAAGGCGGTAGAACCAGTAGCACCTGCAGGGTTTCGCTACACATGGATCGGTGGAACTAACACAGGTCAGTGGAAACTTTATGCAAACACTGGATCTGGTCAGGCCGGTGGAGCAAGCACTCTAACAGGCGCAGGTATGAGCGGTAACACAACAGATACTGCTGCCACAACTGGCACACCATCTACAAGCGTAGATGTCCTTAAAGCGCTACTCAAGGCTCAGGGATTATCATCAAAAATAATTGATTCATCAACATCATATCTTAACTCTTTGCTCAAAGAAAATATTGACTACGATAATGCTATTGCCTTATTTCTTAATACAAAAGAATACACACTCAAGAATGGAACAAAGGTAACTTCTCCGTTCTACTCAGAGTATGGATACCTCAACGAGGGTCTTGCTACCCCAAAAGAAGCAGGCGAATTATTTAATGCTGTAGAAGGATTTAAGTCACTCCAGCAAAAGTACGGTTTTAGCGATAAGTATTTAAGCCCAGAGTCACTCAAGAACTATGTGAAGAATAACGTCACAGTGCTTGATCTAGATGAACGCGCTAATGCTGCTCGTTTGGCTGCTATCACAGCAGATCCAGCCAGAACTGATGCACTTATCAAACTAGGTTATATCGCATCTAAGGAAGGTCTACAAGACTTCTACCTAGATGCAAAGATCGGCAAGGAACAACTTGAAACCAACAGAAATACTGGAGCATTTGTAGCCGAGGCTATTCGTCGTTCTGCTACTGGTATCTCAACAGGAACTGGACAGATCGAAGGCATGAGAGCACTTGCTGCAACTCTTACAGATAAGGGTTACACAGAGGCACAGATCGCTCAACTTGCATCTACTGGATTTGAAGAGATCGGAAAGACTCTTGAGCCGCTGACTAAACTAGAAAATATCTACGGAGTCAAGGCAGACAAAGAAGCCATCCAAAAGGATCTACAAACAGAAGAGTTCCTAGGAATGGCATCTGAAATGCGTAAGCGTCGTAAAGAGCAGGAAGAACTTGCATTTAAGCGCAAGTCAGGAACTATAGGAGCAAGCCAAAGATCTGGCGGCTCACTAGGAACACGCTCCACATTCGGAGCAATATAAAAGAATCCCATTGGACCTGTCGGCCCCAATGGTGTAATAAGACCGATAGTACGAGCCAAGGTGGATCCCCATCCATACTTGAGGCGTATGCCAACTACTAACAAGGGAGAGGTTGCTATGAGCAACAACCGCGACAACATCAACTGGGACTTCGATGACGAAGATGACGAGGATAATACCCCGACATACGACAACGATACCGATCTAGTAAAGAAACTCCGCAAAGCATTAAAGGCCGAGCAACGCAGAGCAAAAGAACTAGAGACTAACCTAGGCGAACTGAGTAAATCTCAGAAAGAGCGGATATTAAAGGATGTATTCACATCCCGTGGCGTTAATCCAAAAATTGCCGCATTCGTTCCAAATGACATCGAAGCAACAGAGGAAGCAATTTCCTCATGGATCGACCAGCATGCTGATGTATTTGGCATTCAACAGGACGCTCCGAAGGTATCTCAAGAAGATATCGCTTCAATGCAGAAGATCAACAATGTGTTAACTAATGCAGAAGCGCCTGGATACTCAGATGACATTGCAAACCGCCTAGCGGGTGCAAATTCTGAGGAAGAAATCCTAACCATCCTCAGCGGTCAATAACAACCGCTTTCCAACTAATCAGAAAGGAGATATCTCCAAATGGCAGATATCTTTACCACTACAACCTCTGGTTTAGGTTCCAATCTTGTAACTTTGGCGTACGATAAGTTAATCGAAATTAACCTTCGTTCAACACCACAGTTCCGCGCAATCGCGGACAAGAAGGTAGGAAACCCAACCCACGACGGTTCTTCAATTCGTTTCCAGTTTCACAATGATATTGCTGACACCACAATTGCTGGTGCAACACTATCAGAAACTGTAGACCCAGATGCAGTCGCACTACCAGCAACTACAACACTAGATGTCGCACAGACAGAACTAGGTCGCGTAGTGCTTCCAACACGCAAGTTGGCACTTATGTCACTTGCTGATGTTGACCCATGGATTGCTAACGCAGTCGCATTCAACATGGCAACAACACTAGACAATGGTGTTGCTGCTGTTCTTGATGCAGGTACAAACGTCATCCGCGAATCCGCTGGTGCACTTTCAACAACTGCTGCTAAGTCAACAATCGTAGCATCAGACACATTCAAGGGACGCGATGTTCGCTTCGCAGTAACTAAGTTGCGCGCTGCAAACGTCCTAACCCGTGGAGGAATGTATGTTTCATACATCCACCCAGAAGTTTCACACGATCTCCGTACAGAGACAGGAAACAACATCTGGCGTACACCACATGAGTACCAGAACGTCGGTCCACTCCTTGCAGGAGAACTCGGCGCATGGGAAGGTGTTCGTTTCATCGAGACACCACGTATGACAAATACAATCTCAGGTGGTGCTCTAACAGCACTTGCTACTGCTCCTGCAGTGAGCGGTGTTTCAGGCGAGTTCACAATCGTTGCAGCCAACGCTGCATTCGGTGGTCTTGCTGAGGTCGGAGATGCTATCTCAGGTACTAACGTAGGTTCAGGTGCTTTGATTACAGCAATCTCAGTTGGTACAACAAACACAACATTCACTGTGTCTGTCGCTAACTCAGGAACTGTTGGAACAAACACACTTACAGTTACTCCAAAGGCTCGCGTTTACAACACCTACGTACTCGGACAGCAAGCACTTGCTGAGGCAGTATGGAAGGAACCAGGCATTGAGTTTGGTAACGTTGTAGACAAGTTGAACCGTTTCCGCCCAGTCGGCTGGCACGGTATGATTAACTGGTCTATCTTCCGTCAAGAAGCGCTATATCGCATCGAGACCGCTTCATCAGTTCGTCCATAATCTAAGTAATTAGACGGGTGGGTAGGGGGCAACCCCTACCTATCAGTAAAACGACTTAGGAGGTCACATGACATACAGATTCACAACACCAACGATCAGCGAAGGTCCTGCTGGCGAGGGGCCACTTTTTAGTCGCTTCCGCCTTACACGTGGGGTCAGCGTCATCAAGATTGAAGGGGAATATTATGAAGTCAGAAACCCTTCTACTGAGGAGATAGCAGAGGCAGAGGCATTCTACTTAGGTGGGATAACTTACGATGTTAATGAAGCAGAAAAGGCTGGCCTAGAGGCAGCAGGATATACGGTGGAGACGGTATAAATGTGTGATCATATCAGTAAGGTGATTGAATGGGGATTCACTGATACTCACGATTTTAAGGCTACAAAGTATGGATGCCTGAACTGTGAAGAAACTTCCCCAGTTCCATTTGTATCACAAGATGTTGTTATTGACCATAGCACCTGTGGCGGTCCAGATGTCTGCTTCGGATGCAAGGCTGCAGGACTCCAGTTAAGTACTGGGGATGCCCACAGCGCTAAGTCTATGAGCAACAAGAAATGGGAAGGCGAATTGGATGCTTACCGCTCTGCACGGGCTGAGGGGATCCAACCTGCTGGAACTAGCATAAAGGCAATTCAGGAGGCCAGAAGGGCCTCTGACGCCCTAGGAACGGCATATGACGCCAACACTATGGTCGACTCTAGCATAATCCAGGAAAAAACAGTATCCAAACTCAAGGAAGTAGGAGCAGTATAATGCCAAAAGTAGGAAAAAAAGAATTCCCATACACCGCTAAGGGTATGGCTATGGCCAAGATGGAAGCCAAGAAGACTGGCAAAAAGGTAGCCAAGAAGAAGACTGCTAAGAAGAAGCCCGCCAAGCGCGGACTATTTGGTGGCAAGTAATCATGCCAGGTATGAAGAAGAAGGCAACCCCTCGTGCTGGCTCTAACAAGGCAGCCGCAGCATTTGCTAAGACAACAGGAGTAGGAAAGACTGCTCAGGCATCAAGAGGTATGAACATTTATGCTAAAGAAAACATACCTAAGGGATACACAGTTGAGAGAGTTAAACTAAGCGGCGGTAAAACTGTTGCTCTTGTAGGAAAGACTGCTAAGCCAAAGCCTAAGCCAACTCCATCAACTTGGGCTCAGCGACAGAAGAAAGCAGAAGCAGATCTTCTCAAGAAGCGCAAGGCTGAATCTAAGCGCACTGGAACTTGGCCTAACTACGGAACTAACTAAGAAAAAAACACATGACCTATACAAAGCCTGAATTAAGAGAACGTATTAAGAACCGCATTATGGCGGGTTCTCAAGGTGGTAAGCCAGGTCAGTGGTCTGCTCGTAAAGCACAGTTAGTCGCACAGGCTTATAAGAAGGCTGGTGGTGGCTACTCTGGTAGCAAGACCACCAAACAGAAGTCCTTGTCTAAATGGACAAAGGAAGAGTGGGGAACCAAATCTGGTAAACCCAGCACTCAAGGATCCAAGGCAACAGGAGAACGATACCTTCCCAAGAAGGCGCGTCAGGCTCTATCCGCCAAGGAGTACGCAAGAACAACTGCAGCCAAACGCAAGGGTACAAGCCAAGGCAGGCAGTTTGTAAAACAACCAAAAGCGATAGCAAAAAAAACCTCAAAATACAGATAAAGGGAAGGTAATAACATGGCAAGACAAACAGGCGGCGGACAACCTTCGGGATACCGCAACTACACAGCACCAGCATCAAAGCCAAAGGCAGCACCTATGAAGGTAAGCCAGGCAACAATTGATCGCATCAAGGCAGACGGAATGACAGCCGCTCTCAAGAAGGCTGTTATGGGCAAGGCAAGTGCTTCATACGTCGAAGGCGTAAAGCGCATGTACGGTGCATCCCGTCTAACAAAGTCAAAGACAAAAGCACCAGGCTACTACGAGGGATCAACATTTACCCCAGGTAAGAAGCCAAGCAAGGCTGGCGCATCAAACCGTAAGAACGTAATGTAATTATGCAAGACCCTAGACTAAAGCGGGTAGGAGTATCTGGCTATAACAAGCCAAAGCGTACACCTAACCACCCTAAGAAGTCACACGTAGTTGTGGCTAAAGAGGGCGGTAAGGTCAAGACTATCCGCTTTGGTCAACAGGGAGTTAGCGGATCTCCTCGTAAAACAGGAGAGTCTGCATCTTATGCAGCACGACGTAAGTCATTTAAGGCACGTCATGCAAGAAACATATCAAAAGGGAAAATGAGTGCCGCGTATTGGGCGGACAAGGTTAAGTGGTAACATGATAACCCAAGCCCAAATAAGTAATCTAAAATTAAGGGACGTTAAATGACAACCACCTATACCAGCATGATAGATGAGGTTCTACTCAATCTATCTGGTTATACGATGAGGCAGGATCGCAGTACCCACCTTACGCAGGATATAACATCATCTGGCCTAACTCTTAACTTGGCTGATGTGTCAAATATTGGTAAAGGTGTTGTCGAAATTGATGACGAACTACTCTGGATTGATAGTTATGATCGTGTGTCGAATACTGCTACTATAGCACCTTATGGCCGTGGCTATAACGGTACTGTAGCAGCAGCACACACGATTAACAGCAGAGTAACCGTTGCTCCTACCTTCCCGAAGGCAATAGCAAAGAAAGCCATCAACGATACAATTGACGCAGTATTTCCTCAACTATTTGCAGTTGGGGTTCACGTCTTTAACTTTAACTCTGCTAAGACAACCTACAGTCTACCAGCAGAGGCTGAGACAATCCTCTACGTGTCATGGCAACCAACAGGATCTACCGAAGAATGGATGCCACTTCGTAACTGGCGTCACGATCCTCTTGCAAACTCAACAGCCTTTGCATCGGGTAACACCATCTCAGTCTATGACAATGTTCAATCAGGTCGCAAGATCCAGGTTTACTATACAAAGAAGCCATCTACTCTCACAGCATCTGCAGGTTCTGCAGTATTTGAAACTGTCACAGGGCTTCCATCATCTTGCAAAGATGTCATCCTTTACGGAGCATCATACCGCCTGTCGTCATTCATTGACCCAGGCCGACTCAACTATTCATCTGCAGAAGCAGATAACGCAGATACAAAGATCCAGTATGGCTCTGGTGCTTCAACAGCGCGATTCATGCTTGGACTATACCAGCAACGCCTTAACGAAGAAGCAGGAAAACTTCGTGATGTTTACCCAACCCGAATCCATTATACGAGGTACTAATCAATGACAGTCCGCAGATACTCCTCCATCTCCCAAGAAACATCACTCACAGCAGCGCTTAACTCAACTGCTACTACAATGGTAGTAAACTCAGCAGCAGTGCTCGGTAGCATCACACCTGCTGCTGGTGAGCGCTTTACACTTGTTATTGATCCAGATACAGCCCTTGAAGAAATTGTCTATGCGACATCGCCTAGTTCGCCTTCCAGCACAACGATAACTATTATCCGTGGTGTTGATGGAACTGGTACAGAAGGTGTTTCCGGAATTGCTCACTCAGCAGGAGCCAAGGTTCGTCACATGGCTATCGGTGTTGACTTCCGTGAGGCCAACAACCACATCGAAGCAACCACAGGACACGGCGCTACAGGCGCTGTAGTTGGCACAACCAACACTCAGACCCTTACCAACAAGACTCTTACCTCACCTACTGTTTCAGGTTTAACTCTTTCAGATGCAAGCATTGTATTTGAAGGTGCTACTGCTGACGCATTTGAAACAACTCTTACAGTCACAGATCCTACTGCAGACCGTACAGTCACAATTCCAGATGCTACAACAACTCTTGTAGGAACTGATACAACTCAGACTCTTACCAATAAGACACTGACTAGCCCAACCATTACTGGTACTGGTGCTATCGCTGGTACATTCACAGGCAACCTCACTGGCAACGTCACTGGTAACGTATCAGGAACCTCTGGTTCAACCACAGGTAATGCTGCTACAGCCACAGCCCTAGCCACTGCTCGTACATTCCAATTGACTGGAGATGTAGAAGCAAGCGGAGTAACCTTCGATGGAACTGGCAACGTAAGCCTTACAACTGTAATTGGTACTGGAGCAATTGTTAATGCTGATGTTAATGGTTCTGCTCAGATTGCTTACAGTAAGTTAAATCTTACTAACACTATTCTAGATGCAGATGTTAACGCTTCCGCTGCTATTGCTTGGACAAAGATTGCCCCATCATCTACGGTATCTGCTACAGAACTCGGATACCTTGATGGTGTAACTTCTGCAGTCCAGACTCAGTTGGATGCTAAGTTGGCCACAGCCACAGCAGCAAGCACATATGCTCCGCTTGCTAGCCCTGCTCTTACTGGCGTACCTACTGCTCCAACAGCGGCTGCTAATACCAATACAACACAGGTTGCTACAACTGCATATGTTCAGACAGAACTTGCTGATCTTATCGGCGGTGCTCCAGGAGCACTTGATACCCTTAATGAGTTGGCTACTGCACTTGCTAATGATGCTAGTTATTCAACAACAATAACTACTGCACTAGCAACCAAGTTGCCACTAGCAGGTGGCACTATGACTGGTTCTATTGCTATGGGAACCAATAAGATTACAGGTCTTGGTGACCCAACTCTTGCACAGGATGCAGCAACTAAAAACTATATCGACACAGTAGTTCTTGCACCATCTAACTTGACTGGTGTCATTACGTCTGTAGGAAACGCAACTTCGATTGCTTCACAGACTGGTACTGGTACAAAGTTTGTAGTAGATAATACTCCAACACTTATTACTCCCGTCCTTGGTGTGGCTACCGCTACATCTATCAACGGAACAACTATCCCTTCAAGCAAGACTCTTGTTGCTACAGACTCAACTCAGTATGTAGTACCAAGCCAGACTGGTAACTCTGGAAAGTATCTAACCACAGACGGAACAACCTCATCTTGGGGAACCGTTTCTGTAAATGTCGACCCAATCCCACAAATCCTTATGTTAGGCGGAATGTAATATGGCAACAACCTATAAAGTGTTGGGTCAAGTTAACCCAGCAGCAACAACTAATACAACTCTATACACGGTGCCGTCTGCAACGCAGACTATAGTGTCAAGCATCTCGGTATGTAATCAGGCTGCAACAGCAGCAACATTCCGTATTGCGGTACGTGTTGCTGGTGCAACACTATCTGCGGAAGAATACATTGTGTATGGCGCTACTGTGCCTGCATCTGATTCTACATTCTTTACTCTTGGATTAACCTTGGGTGCAACAGATGTGATTACGGTATATGCATCTTCTGCAAATCTTTCATTCAACGCATACGGAAGCGAGATTGCATAATGGCTATTAGTTCAGCAAATGCAGCAGCAGCAGCAAAAACTCGTAGAGTAGAAACTCTTACCTCTGGTACATCTTGGACAGTTCCTGCTGATGTTACTTTTGTTAACGTAACTCTTGTCGGCGGCGGTCAAGGTGGTACTGGTGCGTGGTCAAATAACGGTATAGATTCGGGCAGCCTTGGTACTGGTGGTTCAGTAATTTCATCAACTCTTACTACCACGCCTGGTGGTTCCATTGCGTATGGCATTGGAGCAGGGGGCACAGGTGGCTCGGCGAGCGGTGACAATAGAGGCGGTTCAGGCGGAAGTACAACATTTACTGGCGCAACTACAGCAACAGGCGGTAGTGGTACTGGTGGTACAGGCAACGCTGCTGCAAATGGCGGAGCAGCAGGCGGATTTAGTGGTGGGAATGCGCAAAGTGGCGGCACTGGTGGTTCAGGTGCTATTTATATTGAGTATTGGGTATAGGAGATAATAATGCGTACATTTGCAGTAATTGAAAATAACAAAGTAACCAACATTATTGTTGGCGTAGAAGAAGAAGTTGTAATGGCACACCCTGATATGTTTATTGACTATACAGATGGCTGGGATTACAACAACGGCATTGATGGTGGAGATTTCTTTCCAGTACCTACTCCAGTAGAGGAATAATAATGGCTAGTCAAAATCGTACTCACGCAAGTGACAGAGGCAAGGCTGTTGTAGACATTCCTACAGTTCCTACTATTGGCACTGCTACTGGTGGTGGTAATCTAGCAACTGTACCATTTACAGCAGCAACTATAGGTGGAACAGCAACTTCATTTACAGCGCTATCTAATCCTGGTTCTATTACTGCCTCTAGTTCATCTAGTCCTATTGTAGTAGATGGACTTACCGCAGGAACTTCATATACATTTACGGTGCGTGGCACTAACTCTACTGGCTCTAGTGAATACAGCGCTGCATCCAACTCTGTAACACCTACTAACGGTGTGGACTTTCTTGTTATTGCAGGAGGCGGCGGCGGTGCTGGATTTTATGGTCGTGGAGGTGGTGGAGGTGGTGCAGGTGGGTTTAGAACATCTGCTGGTACTTCTGGTGCAAACTCTGCTGCTGAATCAAGATTTGGTATAACTTTATCTACTAACTATACTGTAACTGTTGGTGCTGGTGGCGCGGGTGGAACTTACACAAATGCCGCCGCAAAAGGTACTAGAGGAACTAACTCTATTTTTGCAACAATTACATCTACTGGCGGCGGCGGTGGTCTTGCTGGTTCAGGCTACTCTCCTGATACACAAAGAGATGGTGGCTCTGGTGGTGGTGGAACTGCAAATCGCGGACCTGGAACTGGAACGGCAAATCAAGGTCGAAACGGTGGCAATGGTGCTGGGTCAAACCCCAACTTTATTACAGGTGGTGGTGGCGGAGCCAGTGGAGTAGGTGTTGATGGTGTAATTTCAGTCAGCGGTGGTGCAGGTGGTGCAGGTCTTGCTTCAACTATTACTGGAACATCTGTAACTCGTGCTGGCGGCGGTGGTGGTGCTGCTGCTAGAGAGCCTGGAGGAACTACAAACGTTCCTGGTGGTGCTGGTGGAGCAGGTGGCGGCGGCGCTGGCGGAAGTAACGCGGTAGGAAGCGGCAAAAACGGCACTGTTGGAACTATAAATACTGGTGGTGGTGGAGGTGGTGGTGGACTTAACGGTAACGACAGCCCATTCCCTAATTTTTATGGAGCAGGAGCAACGGGTGGTTCAGGTATTGTCATACTTAAATACCCTGACACAAGAACTATTACAATTGGTTCTGGCTTAACTGGTTCAACCGCTTCTCCATCTGGAGGATTTAAAGTTACAACTATTACTGCTGGTACAGGAAATGTGAGTTGGGCATAATGGCACATTACGCTTTTTTAGATGAGAATAATATCGTTACCGAGGTAATTACAGGTATTGATGAAACAGACCTTATCGAAGGTTTAGATACCGAAACTTGGTACGGAAATTTTAGAGGTCAGACCTGTAAGCGTACAAGTTATAACGGAAATATGCGTGGAATATATGCAGGAATAGGTTACTCATATAACGAAGAGGAAGACATCTTTGTTACGCCGCAACCTTATCCATCTTGGACGCGCAATGGTTCGGGTTGGAAAGCACCAGTAGAGCGTCCTACAGATGAAAATATGTATACTTGGAATGAAGAAACACTTTCTTGGGTTAAAGCCGAACTAGCATAGTTATATGATACAGTTATCTTATGGATAAAACTTATCATTTTTTAGCAGGGTTGCCAAGAAGTGGTAACACTCTTTTGTCGACGATCTTAAATCAAAACCCAGATATATACAGTACTCCATTAAGCCCAATGCCAAGCCTTATGTGGGACTATGTAAACTCTTGTAGCAATACAGAGCAAATAAGTCGTAACCAAGAAAATGAAACTAGAGCAAAAGAACTACTCTCTTCTTTCTTTGATACATTTTATAAAAGCATAGATAAACCTATAGTAATTGATAGAGAAAAAGACTGGGGAACCCCAGCCAATCTTGACTTAATTAAAAGGTTTGTAACTCCTACGCCTAAGATAATCATTACGGTTCGTGACATCTTAGAAATTATTGCTTCCTTTGTTGCAATGGATGCTAATTACTTAAAAAACTATACGGCTAATAGTGGTGCTTTCATTAACAACTATAGGTCACCCAAAGATACTATAGTCGAGTACCTTATGAAACCTAATGGTGACATAGATAAAGCGCTACTAGGGTTATCATCTGCTTTTTATCCAGAGAACAAAGGTATATTTCATATCGTAGAGTACAACGATTTGATACTAAAGCCAGAAGAAACTATGTCTGGCATCTATAAGTTCCTAGAACTACCTGACTATAAGCACAACTTCAAGAAGATAGAAAAAGTAGAGTCAGATGATGATGCAAAACTTGGGCTTCCTAGCAACTTACACGATATAAGAAAATCTTTATCCAAGTCAAAAACATCTACAGATATTCTGTCAGACTACATCAAGCACAAGTATTCTAATATGGAGTTCTGGAGAAAAGATTCTCTGATGAAGGTCAGAGGAAAAGACTTTTAATAGTAAACAACAATTAAGAGAACCCACTTCGGTGGGTTTTTTTATTTAGAGGAGGTACGCCTTGGCTGGCCAAGATATTACCGAGGGTTTACCCCTCAATGTAGGTAATCCTGGAACAAGTGGATTCTGGACCAACAGAGCAGAGGACTATGA